CTGTAATTGTAGGTTGTTTAGCATCTAACTGAGTTTGAATAGCACTTGTTACACCAGATACATAACCAAGTTCTGTAGATGTAACTGAAGATACAGCAACTTTACCAGAAGCGTTAGAAGTTAAAGCTCTGCTTGCTGTTAAATCTGATGATGTAATTGTAGTAGCACCACCTGTAATTGTAGCTTGTTTAGAATCTATTTGAGTTTGTACTGCGCTTGTTACTCCGTTTAAATAACCAAGTTCAGTATTATCAACTGTGCCAGCACCAATATTAGCAGCTGGTATTCCTGTTGGAAATGTAATTGTCTTTCCGGATAAATCTAAAGTTGAAGCTAATTTAGCAGCTGTAACATTTGTATCTGCAATCTTTGCAGTTGTAACAGAACCGTCTGCAATATTTGTAGAACCAATAACTGAATCTGGAATTGATGAATTTGTTTTAGATAAAGCACCTACATAGATAGTTAAAGTTTCATTTGATAATGAACCGCTATCCCAAGTTACTGTTACAGTTGTATTGGTTGAAAATGCTGATGCACTAATTGATCCATAGATAGTTCCAGTAGCAGAACCTACAGCTTTTATTCTACGACCAACATGATAAAAACTTGTAACATCTACACCTGATACTGTGAATGAAGTTGATGAAGCATAAGTAATTGTAAATGTACTATCTCCATCACCATAAATAACCCATTGAGAATCGTTATACCATTCTCTAATGTCAGCAGTTAAAGCTCTGAAAGCGTTATTAATATTTGAAGGTAACATACCTTCAGCAATACTTATACCGCCTACTGATGTATTTCCGCCTGCTGTTGAACTGTAATCTTTTATTCCTGCCATATTAGTCTCCTATGAACCATGAGAAAACTTTATCGTTTTCTGTATTGAATTTATTTATATATGTATTTACCGCTTCTTCAACCTGTCTTTGAAAATATTCTTGCGTTTCAAAAGAATATCTAACATTATCTATATCTTTTTCAATAACATCTATTGTCATTATCTATATCCTGCTCTACTTGCAACAAAATCTACACCTTGTGCATGATGCCAATCTGTTCCAGAAGCTATTTTAATATTAGCTCTAACGTATCTTCCTGATTTTCTTACAGGATTTAAACCACTACTTGTCATTGTTGAGCTTGAAGATTCAACTTCATCATCTGCAAGACGTTCTCTTGTCTTAATTGTAACCGTTGCGGTAGCATCTACAATGGGTCTAATTCCAGTTATATTTGCTCTATTGCCTGGAAATATTTCAAGTTCAGATGTTTCTATTTCAGCTTCTAATTGATTGCCAGAAAAAATAGCAGCTTTATAATCTGCATTTATAGCACCTAAATATAATTGTCCACCAGACCAAAAGTCAGTATCTAATGCAATATTAATATCATCTAAATTTGTAGATATAATATCCATTAATTCAACTGTATATGCTCCAACAAACTGAGAGAATATTTGGCTAGCACTAGTTTCTGCTATAGACCATTTTTGAGTTGCATAATTATAAATTAAAATCCTATCACAAATACCAGTTGTGTTATTTGTATTGTTAGCTGAAGGATATAACCATAATGCTAATTGATTAAATGGGTCAACCGCTGCAACAATTCTATCTGAAAATGCTTTGTTTAAATTATTTTCAAAAAATCTATTAACTTTTTCTGCACCAATTGCAATTACATTATCTCCATCTATTTGAAAAAATCCGTCATCAGCATAAAAGAATACTCTTCTATTATCTTGACAAATAGTTTTTCCATAAACTGCACCTCTGTTTGGAGATATAACTGATAATCTAAATACAGTTGCACCACCTACATAGTCCATACGAATAATTTGGTTTTGTCTAAATACATAACCAATTTCCCCTGATGTAATTCCAACAACTCTTCCGCCTGATCCTGGTAAATCTTGAAAATCTGCAGACTTTGAACCTTCTGTCCAAGTTGAAATATCATTTATTCCAGACCATTGAATTCTATTCGTTGCTCCAGATATGTTTCCTGTAACTAAAAAATCTCTAATAACTCCTGATACTCTAAATAATGGTGGAGTTCCATCTGTGGCTATTGCTGATAAATTTGCAAAGTTTGTTGATGTTCCCATTAAATAATATTGAGGAGCATCTATACCGTTGCTTGCTATAATGTAATTTCCAAATTGTGTGAATGTCCAGAAATCTGTATCGCCACCAGTTAAAGAACCTTTTCTTGATGTAAATGTTCCTGAATCTAATTGATAAATATTAGTGTTAGTTGCAACAAAGTTATAAACAGTATTAGTATTATCTCTGAATGACCCAGCACCCCTAGCATTTGATGAAATCGTATTTGAGCTGTAAGCAACCAAACTTTTAAATGGTTTGTAACCTTGTAAAGCATAATAAACATTCTTAGCAACATTTGCACCTGGATTCAAGTGTTCTGGTTGATCTGGTAACCATTCACCAAAAGGTACTTGCATAGCGATTATTCAGTTATTGTTGTAACGTATCTTCTTGTAAATGGAGAAGCCACAGTAACATCTGATCTAATTTGTAATGGAGATCCAGAATAAGAATCTTCTCTATCATTTAATTCAATTCTCTCAAGAGCTGTTTGATACATTTGCGACCATTGCTGAACTTGATTTGGATCAAATCCACCTAAGAAATTAGCGGCATGAAATAAACTACCATATAAATATACAGCAGGGTGATCTGTTAAAATATAATTTGTTGGATTGCCAGAAGATAAAGCGTCAAACTTTTTATAATAATTTAATACACCTGAATAAGTATTATCTGGTCTTGGTGCAAATCTAAATGTTGAACCTAATATTGTATATGAACTTGGTACTCCAGTTGTTGAAGATGCTTTAACTGCATCCATTTGCGCTGGAGAAATAAAAGTCATTGGAAACTTTTGACCATTACTTAAAATATAAAAATCTCTTACTTGTAAAAATCCTGTTGGAACAGTTTCAGTTTCTGCATTAATTGTAATTGTAGTTTGGTCATGCATCTGACGTATTCTTAATTTAGCATTTAAGTCTGCTTCAGTAAGAACAATAAAGTCGCTTGATATTTCTGATGTTAAATCTGATCTGTTTAACCAATTAGCAATTGCTGATTTTAATTCTGTATATGTACTTAAAGCCATTATAATCTACCTGGTGCTGTTCTGAAAAATTGAAATTCAGAACTGTTTAATTTTTTCTTTAATATTTTTTTTTGAACATCAGACGGTAATGCAAACCAATTTGAACTACCATTATATTCTTTAGACCAAATTTCTAAAACTAATGTTGGAATAGAAGCAACTCTTTTTAAATCTTTAGATTTAGAATAACCGTTATTTTGAGAGTATAATTTTTTATTATGCTCAACAATAGGTTTGTAATCTATGTTTCTTTCAATAACAACTTTATCTTTTTCTTGATGATAAGTAGTTGTCATCAAACCTTCTTTTTCAACTATCTTACTCATGGTCTAACTTATCTAAAGTAATTTTATATTACTTAGACATCTGACTAACAGAAGCAGTTCCGCCAGAAGAAACTTGTATAAAGCTAATTTTCTGACCTGGATTTACTCTGATAATCTCAATTACGTTAGCTGGCAAATATGTATCACTAGATGTTGCAACTGGTGTTCCTGCTATTTTGTAATAACAAGCTGTTGTTGCTGCAATTCTAATATGATGTATTCCAGAAGCAAACGCAGCGCTAGCCGCAGCTGTTCCTGTGTATGCAACATTCTCATTAGATACTACTGCAAAAGCTGGATCTGTACTTTTACCTGACATTATTCGTTCTCCTCATCTTCATCGTTAATATTAATGTCATCTTCGTCAACTCCTTGACAATTTTGACACTTCTTGTTTGATTGTTCGTATCTTAAATCCTCTAATAGATCAATGATACTATCAATTCTATCGTTTAAATTTACTTCTTTTTTCTTTCTAGCCATTTGTTTCTCCCTATTTAAATGGGGATATTGCTATCCCCACTATAATTATCGTCTAATGATAACAGTTATATCTAATGGTTGAGTCGTAGATGACGCACCGTCAGATGTAATAGTTATATATTGACCCTCTGTAACATTGTTAGCAGCTGTTGGTTCAGCAGTATCAATGTCTCCAGCAGCAGATCCTGAGTGAGCAACTGTAAATCCACCACCTGTTACAGCAGTTCCATTTATAGCAGTTGTTACAGCAGCATTAGCTCCTGTGATTGCTCCACCTAATACAGAAATAATTTTAATAATTTTTCCATCATCAGGTACAGCAATATTAACTGAACTAGCAGCAGATACATCATCTAATCTAGCAGTTAAAAAGTAGTCGTTTAATGTTCTCATTTTTTTTTTTCCTTGTTTGCTTCGTTCCGTCTTTAGACTTCAAAGACCAAACTAAGTTAAGTTAGATATAGGGGAGAATAATCCCCCCTATATTTTTTGGTTTATTATGATGTTGTTAAGTCAGCAACAATTCCTGAACCAGCTTCGTTTCTAGATTCAAGAGTGTATTCAACTAACAAGAATTGTTTCATAGCATCACCAGTTTTTGCTAAATCTTCTAAAGAGAAATCTCTTAAGAAAGCTACAGCAAAAAGATCTGGAGTGATTACGAAAGCATCTCTAGCTCTTTGGAATCTGTTTGGTGTTACTTGTAAAGCACCGAAATCAGATTCGTACACATCAACCGCAGCAACTAATCTTTTGTTTTCAGCTGGGTCAAATCTTGTAGATCCGCCTGTGAAACCAGAAAGTTTCTGCTTGTTGAAAGAACCAACCATAACCATTGAAGGGTCTCCACCGTTATCCCATACTGATTTGATAACAGATTTTAGTTGATCCTCTGTGAACGCTCTTTGAGTTCCATCAGTTCTAGCATTTGTTCCAGATGTTCCTGGAGCAGATCCGCTAGCACCAGCACTTTGGTTAGACTTTAACCAAGAACCTAATCCTGATAGTTCTCTAGCTGTTGAGTCATCCCCAGCAACTTGAGCATTGTTGTCGCAAAGCGATGTTTCCATATCTCTTTTTAGCTCTTTTGATGCTTTAGAGATTTGGTAAGCAAGCTCAGAATTTCTTCCAGCTTTGTTAACCGCTTCTAACGTTCCGGAAATGATAACAGATTTAGTAGCAATCTGAGTAACGTTTCCTCTTCTTGTTGTGCTAGACGGAGCAGAGAAAGATACTTCATCTCCTTCAATCTGAGCATTTGATCCACTAGCTGCTGCTAATGAGTCTAGTTGCCATTCATGGTTAACCGCAGTCGCTTTAGTTTTAGCGATGCTTGACATGAAAGGCGTATCAGTTGGAGATATATTATAGATAATATCTGTAAGATCTTCTCTAAGTCCAACTGCATCGTACTTACTATATGTGCCTGATACTTGTGCCATATTTTTTTCCTATTTTTTTTTGTTGGTTATAATGTCATAAAAGATGCTTGCGGCATCGTTGACATTGCCTGATTTTTTGAGACGACCCAACTTTTCTTTACGTTTCTGAAAATTAATGTCAGAACTATCTTTTTTCACACCAGAAGATAAAAACTTACCTGGCTTAGATGCTTGCGCAGCTGAGAGAGGTTTAACGTTCTTCATATTTCTGTACTTTAAAGCATCGTTCACTAGCATAACAATTCTATGGTCATAGATTTGTCCAACCTCAGAATCATTAAATCCATAAGAATTTAAAAAAGTTCTTAAGTTGTTTTTAATTGAACTAGCTTTTTGAGCGTCAGTAAATTCTGGCATTTTTTGTGCCAAGATTCTTTGTTGCTCTTGTACGTATGAGCTTAGTTGTCTTTGTTGTTCCTGTTGTAACTTCTGAGCAGCTTCAATCATCTTATCCTTTTTAAGTCTAATTTGACGTTCTACTTTTGTAGCTTCAACTGGATCTTCTTCATACAATTTATTCAGATCAACGTTGTTGATTTCTGAGTTTAATTGCTGTTGTGTAAAAGCAAGTATCTGATTTAATTCAGCTAATCGTTTAGAATAGTCTTGCCTTTGTTGTTCCGCTTCAGACTGGAATTGCTTTTTTTCAAAAGATAATTCTTCTGTCTTTCTACGGTAGTCAGCATCTCTGGAATAACCTTTTTTTAATTCATCTAAGGTAACCTTTAATTCTTGACCTGCTACTTTTACAGTAAAGGTGGAATCAGGTTCTTTCTGAATATCATCTGTTTGTTCTTGAGATACTTCAGTTTCAGAAACATCACTTGTCTCTTGTTCAGTTTCTGTTTGCGTTTCTTCTGTAACCTCAGGTTGATCTGTTTCAGATTCCTGATTTATTGGTTCTTCAGTAACGTCTTGTTGTTCTGTTTGAACTTGAGCTTCTTGCTCAACCTCAGTTTTTGCTTCTGGTTTTTTAA